AATCAAAGATTTGAAATTAGACAAAATCGATTATGTTGATTTAGCGTGCTTTGGTCATTTTAGAGGATAGTTATGGCGGAAGAAGTCGTTAAGAAAAAAGATGGCCGCGGTGGTAAAAGACCAGGCGCAGGCAGAAAGCCTAAACCTGTTGATGCTATCGGAAGAAAAGGATTATCTAAGGAAGAACTGCAAATAAGACAAGCCTTAGAAAGTCTTTTTAAGTCTGAAAAAGCCATTAAAGCACCTGATTATCTTGACGATGTTGCTTATGCTAAATGGAATGAAATAATGTTGGCTTATAGTCAACTTGAAATAAATGTCTTGAATATATTGGATGTCACGCAATTAGTTTTGTATTGTCAAAGCTGGTCTAAATACAAAAGGGCTTATGATACCTGGACAAGCGCAATGAAAAGTGCTGTTGTCACCAACTCGAAAGAACAAAACAACCAGATTAAACAAGTTCACAAAATTATGGATGATGAATTGGCTAATATGGCTAGACTAGCGCCTGATTTATTGCTAACACCGACAGGCCGTGCAAAATATGGTGTTAACAGTTTTGAAGCATCTAAAAAAGAAGGCGATGATGAAGTCGCTGCATTGCAAAAGTTTTTTGAAAGAAGGAATAATCGTAAATGAAAAAGTCCTTCCTTTTACAATATATTGAATTTTTAGAAAAACATCGCGAAACGCATTGCTGCCATAAATTATGGAAAGTGATGGTTGAAGAACTGAAGCCAATTGTTTTAGGTAAGTCTGATAAATATTATTTTGATGAAGATGATGCCTTAGACATTATCGAATTTATCCAGGGCGAAATTCCAGATTCTAAAACATTTGATGAATGGCTTGATTCTGTTCCAGAAGAATTTAGCGGTTCTAACCGTGAAAAAGTTAGATATATAGAACGCAAGATGGGGAAGTTCTTAGGATTTATCCGCCAAACGGAAGATCCTTGGTCTGATTTGCCTTTAGTTTTAGAGTTGTTTCAAAAAGCGATTATCGAAGCTATTTATGGCATCAAATATAAAAAATCGAAAAAGAGAAGATTCACTGAAGTGGTTATTATTATCGCCAGAAAAAACGGCAAAACAACACTTCAAGTTCCTTTAGGAATATGGACATTATTTGACAATAAAGGCGCAAATGTGTATATTGCCGCGACCACCTATGCGCAAGCTCGTATTTTATGGAAGATGGCTGCTGAAAAGTTTAGAAGCAAGTCTAAAGTTTTAAAAAAGCTTTTAGGAAAGCGATTAAATCCGCAATCTGAACTTTATTATGAAGATAATGACAGTCATATGTATGCCTTAACAAAGAACACAAAATCGCAAGATGGTTTAAAAAGCAAATATAACATCATCGATGAGTTCCATCAGCTTCCTTATGAATCTTATTCTTTGCTAAAACAAGCAACTGCGGCCACGGATCAACCTATCACAATTATGATGGGTTCAGCCGGAACGTTAAGAGGCGCTTTGTTCGACCAAAAATATGAAACTTGTTCTAAAATAATCGAAAAACAAATTATTGATGATTCCATTCTTTTTATTTGCTATGAATTGGATGATCCAGAAGAAATGTGGGATGAATCAAAATGGACAAAAGCAAATCCAGCGCTAGGTGCAATTAAGACTTACGAATATTTAAGGGAAGTCGTTAATAAAGCCAAAAATAGCAAGACTGATTTATTCGAAACACAAGTTAAAGATTTTAATATCATCGGCGTTTCTAATAAAGCCTGGTTAGAAGCAGCAACCATCAACGCTGGGGCTTATGCTAACTATGACGTTAAGCTAATAGATAATAAGGTGGAATTAGATAACTATCTTAAAAAAATGGACAACACAACCGTTCTTGCTGGATTTGACTTATCTAAAATCGGTGATACAACTGCCTTTATTACTTTGCTGTTCGACCAGGAAAAGAAATGCATCATCATTAAGCCTATGTTTTGGATAACAAAAGCGTTTTTAGAATCTACTGATTGCAAACGAAGCGAAGTTCCTTGGCTTGCGTGGATAAATGCGGGCTATGTTCGCATATCGAGCGCGGACGATTTTATCAACTATAAGGATATCACGCAATATGTTTTGGACGAGTTTGCAGAACACGGTTATTATTATCAATTTATGAACTACGATAGATGGTCGGCAACTGCGCTAGTTGAAGATTTACATTCTAATGGATGGCTTAAAAAATCTTGCCTTATACCGCGTGCGCAATTCGGCCAAGATATTTCACAGGCGATGGAACATTTTAGTATCATGCTCAAAGAGAAGAAAATTTGCTATTTAAACAATCCTGTTTTTAAGTGGATGCTAACTAATGTGGAAGCTTCTATTGGCAAAAAGGAAGATTTATCACCTGTTAAATTGGGGAACAATAGAGCGCATAAAATTGATGGTCCTGTTGCTACAATAAATGCTTTAATATCTTATGTTAAAAATCCAGAAAACTATTTAGAAAGTGAAGAATAGCCTTTCCACCTAAATAGGAAAAGTTGTTATTTAATATAATTAAATTCACGGGCGCGGAAACGTGCCTTTTTTTCGTTTGATAACACGGAAATCATATAAATCGATAAAAATTATAACGAACTATTTTGAATTGTTATGGGATTCTTTGATTGGATTAAAAACTTGTTTATCGGAAATAAAAACGAAACCGGGAATAAAACCGGCGTTATTACATTTCCTGAAACATATAACAATGTTGATTTTTCTAAAATGAATTCATATACATATCAATCTGTTGCGGATGGTTTATCCAGGCATGCAGCAAAGATGAAATACAAAGTTCAAAATCCAAAGACCGCTATTTCACATTATAAATATTTAGACCGAATTTTAAATTATAGACCGAATCCAATACAAACAGCTTATTCGTTATGGAAGTCTTTCTTCTACGATTATTACTTTGGTGGGATTGGTCTTATTTATATTGAATGGGATTATAGCAAAGTTCCTTTAAGGGTGAAAAACTTCTGGCCAATTAGTCCTAACAATGTTAAGTCCACAAAGGTTTATAAAGATGAATTGTATTTGGAATTCAAATTAAATGGAAACACCATAGTTGATAACGCCGACACATTCATCATCTTAGTTAGAAAACCGACTTCTGAAGATATGCTAAACGTTAGTGATCCTTCGTTAAGACCGATTCTTGAGATATTGGCCACTAATGACGAAGGAACGATCAAAGCCATCAACAATTCAAATTCCATTAGATTCTTAGCAAGCACACCTGCGAAGCTTAACGAAAAAATGAAGGAAGATAACCAGAAGAAATTCGATAAGAGAATTGCTGAAGCTAGCCAAGTGTTATACATCGATGGCGCAGAACATGTTGTCCAAGTAAATGCGCAAGGAAAATATATTGAAACGCCAGGCGCTGATTCATACCGCAAACAAGTATTTAGAGCATTCGGTGTGAATGAAAAGTTTGTTGATTCAACATTTAATGAGAATGAATGGCAAGCAATCCATGAAGGCGTGTTCGAACCGCTTCAAATAGCACTAGAACAAGAAATAACCAATAAATTGTTTAGTCAAACCGAATTCGATTATGGAAACCGAATTGAAATTGTTGTCAATAGACTGCAAACCGCATCCTTATCTACCAGGATCAAGATTGCGGAGATATATGAAAAATTGCCTGTTGTTGTTCCGAATGTCGTTTGTGACTTGTTGTATCTTCCACAGATGGATGATGGTGACAAAGCTTATCAAACATTAAATTATGTCAATTCAGCGAAAGCGGGCGAATATCAAGGCGTTGGCGATGGTGAAACGCCAAAAAAAGAACCAGAGGAGGAAGAACAAGATGAATCCTAAAGAAGTTGTTAACAAAGTCAGGGCAGAACGCGAAGTTAGAATTTCCTTAACTAATATTAAGTTCCGTTCTGAATCCGAATTATCGTCAGATGAAGAAAAAGCAAAAGCTGAAAAATATTTTATTTTAGATGGCACGCCAATCGTTTTAGATACCAGAACATGCTTAGGCAAAGACTTCTGGACAGGCGAAGATATATTTGAAGAAATTTCAAAAGATGCATTCGACAATGCCGATATGACAGATGTTGTATTTAATATCAATCATGGCGATGGCAACCACGCGACAGCAAGAACAAGAAACGAAACACTTGAATTGCATGTCGATAAAGAAAATAAGGAAGTAAGATGCACAGTTTATTTGGATAAAAATAATCCAAGATGCGTTCAAACATATACCGATATTTCAACGGGTTTGTTAGACAGAATGAGCTTTGCATTTACGATAGAAGAAGAATCGTATAACGAAAAAGAACATTGCTATTATGTCAGAAAAATCGATAAGGTTTATGACGTTTCAGCAGTTGAATTTCCGGCTTACGAAACGACTTCCATAAGCGCAAGACGTCATGAGTTAGCGGTGGCTGAACATGAAAGAAGAGCAGCGGTGGCTGAAGAAGTCAAGCGCAACAATTCTAAAAAGGCTAGATTAAAAGCCTTAATCGATTTAAACAGTTAGGAGGAAAAGAAACTTATGAATCGACTTCAAGAAATCGCAACACGTCTTGCTGAAATCAGAAAAGAACTTGAAACCGAATTAACAGCTGAACAAATCAGTGAACGTGAAGCGGAAATCAAAGCATTAACTGAAGAAAGAACAAAACTTCTTAACGAAAGAAAAGTTAATGCCAAAAATGCCATCGACCAAGGCATTGAAACCGGCGTTATTGCTAATGATAATGAAGAAAGAGCTAATAAGCTTGTTCAAACCGGTAAGGTCACAGTCCGTTCCACTTTATTAACAAGTGGTCCAATTGCCAAGCCAACAACTGTTGATGGCATTTATAACAATCAAGCCGCTAATTTAGGCTTATTAGGCGAAGTTAAAGTTAAAAACCGCGTTGGTTTTGAAGCTGTTTCTATCGCTTTCGTCAAACAAGGTTCTTCTGCATCTGCTCACACAGATGGCCAAGCACCTACACAATCCGAACCTTCATTCGGTGTTGTTAAAATCGTTCCAGCATCATATGCATTATTAAGCTATGTTTCTAAAGCGATCAGACGTTTGTCACCATTAGACTACTTAAAAGAAGTCGAAGATGCCGCACGCGAAGCCTTAATTGATAAAGCCGAAGATGTCATTATTGCTGCTGCTACAAGTTCCACAGACGAATCCACACCAGCTTATGATTTAGTCCAAAACTTAACCATCAGCGACACCGCCATTGGCGCAACAACTTTAAGAAATATCGTTTTAGGCTTCCAACCAGGCAGACTTTTAAGCGGTTTTGGGACATTGTTCTTAACAAACGCTCAATTATTAGCCTTTGCCGCCGTTAGAGGCACAAACGAAAAGAAAGCCGTTTATACAATTACACCAGATGCTTCCAATCAATCTGGCTGGATTGAAGAAAACGGCATCAAAGTCCGCTATAAGATTAGAAACGGTTTAAGCAATATGCTTTATGGTTTCTTAGGCGGCATCGAACTTGACACATTCGGTGATACAGAAGTCGAAGTCAGCCAAGACTACAAGTTTGCTGAAGGCTTACTTGCTGTCCGTGGCGAAGCTTACTTCGGTGCTAAGCTTTACATTGATCACGGCTTTGCCAAGATCTCTTTAACAGCCTAAGCGACTGACTAAAAACTAATTTAATTTAACGAAAGGAGGTGTGGTCAATGCCTAATAACTATGAGCCTGTTAAGAATCTATTAACTGAGGAAGAAGTGCGTGAAGCGTTATATTTGGATTACGACTACACCTCACCTCGTTTAAAACAATTATCCAAACAAGCAACGCAATTCCTTTATCAAAAAACCGGTCACGATTGGTCTAGTGACATTCCAATCAATGAAACCGCTAAAGGGGCTGCTTGTGACTACATTTATCTAATTTGGAACGGTGGCGATAATCATATCCAGGCAAGATTAGATGATGCGATAGTGACATTATCTGCTATGGTTGATGAAAACGGTGAATTATATGCCTAAGATTGTTTATCCACAAAAGGATCGCGAAGTTAAGTTATACCGTCAAAAATCGAAAAAGCAAAAGGCGTTTACTTCGTTAAACACTACATGCATAAAGCTTCTAAATTCATCCATGCCTATATCAGACAAGACATAGCGCATCAAGAAGATAGAGCCGAAGGCGTTTTCCTAGATGATAGATATTTGGTTGTCATCAACTACAGAAAACTTCCTAGAGCCGAATATTTCATTGAATGGAAAGGACAAACTTTAAAAGTCTTGGCCATCGATGGATTCGAACATAAAGGAACAGAACTAAAGCTAACTTGTCAAATGATTCAAGCCGACACCACAATCTATAAGAAAGTGGAGGAAGAAGGAT